GTTTTACATCATGATGATGAGAACTAACATTAACCGCCATTTCTACCGCAGTTCTTGCATTTTCAGCATCGAGCTTTTCTTGTTTGAGAGCTTGGTCAACTCCTGCTCCTTGGATATCGGCCATTACTCCTAATAAATCAATATCGGCTTGTTTGTTCTTAACGGCATTATCAGTTGAAATTTTAACGAGTGCCACTTGAGCTTGAGTAGCAACGGCTTCTTTCTTCTGTTCCACTTTAGCCATTTCAGCTTGAGCTTGCATTGCCATAACTTGTTTTGGATCGATTTGTTGTGCGGCTTGTTGTTGCGCCATTTGTTGTGCTTGAGCTTGTTGTTTCGCTGTTTCTTCCATAAACTCACCAGCTGCTTGACGTAATCCTTCAATTCCTCTAATTTCAATGTTATCAAGCAATATACCAAGACCTTTAGTGTTAATGAATGCAGCAAATGCTTCAGATGTTTGCATAAGCTGAATAATCGTTTCAAGACTAATCTGCTTCTGAACTGCAAAATTAACCCCGGCTTCAACTTTAACATCCAGACTCATGGCATCGTAATTCATGAATGGATTACCGGGTTTATTAATCGTCTGATAACTGCGTTTTCCATCAGGTTCGACAATAGGCAAGCTTCTTGGAGTAACATAATATTTCGGAATGAGATCGAGAATTTGTTGGCATACTCTATTTAAACCCTTCATGAATCCAACGGTATAAGGCATTGCAGCAGCATTAGAGTGCATAGCACCTTGCATGATGGCTACACCGGATAGTTCGTTGTTCTGAATACCAAGAGCTGCATCATAAGATCCAAGAATTCCTTGAATCAGATTATCTGACATTTGAAATGTTTCGCTAATTTGAGGCGGTATTGGAGTTCGTACAATTTCACGAGGCGGTGTTAAAGGTACATTGGGATCGCCATCAAAGAACGCATTATAAAGCAGGGTTCCAGGTTTCTGAATATCAATGTAGGAATCAATGTAATCTTCAGGAATGGATTCAACAGAAGCAATGAATTTATGTTCCACTGTATTTTCAAGTTCATTGGCTAATGATTGACCAGCATAGTTTTTAAGTCGTTGCGCATCACGTACATTATAAATATAGGGACGCGTCATTTGTTGCGCGGTTGAATCGTTATTATCTCTAAGAACCGCACTATTGCCATCAAAGAAAATCAATGGAAGCATTTTGAAGTTAGTCTTTTCGACCTTAATTAGTTCAGCACCAGAAAAAGTATAGCGAGAAATTTCTTCTAAGATTGTTTCACGCATTTTGCCGATGGGTTGTGGAGCTTGCTCGATATGTCCGGCCTGATCCCATATTCCCAATAGCTCTTCATAATGTTTAACTGAAATAGTTCGACCATTAGATAGTTTAGTAATCTTCTCTTTTTTGAATTCTTTTTTATCATATTGGCATAATAATACTATGTCTTTTTTAGCCGCACGATATGACCAATTGAATCCTCCAAAACTTCGAGCATATCGCAACCCTTTAAGGGCATTTGAACCAAATTCACGCTCTACTTCTTCAGGTTCTTTTGGGAATAATTGGAAACAGTAATTTCCGTCACCCTTATGGGATTTACGCGCTAATGGGTCAAATCCACATAGAGTGGGATCGAATGCTCTTTGAGTACAAATTTTCTGATCCATCGACATTTCAGAAACGTAATCGGTATATACTTCAACAACAGAAAATCCACCTACAAGCAAGTCTGTATATACATCGTAACTGAATCCATCATTATCTGAATCGACTAGTATTGATCTAAAATGTGCTTCAAGAATTGAAATAAGTTTTGGATCTATATCATCAAAACCATCCATGGCTCGAATAACAAACCCTGGTTCCATACGTGAAAACTCACCACGCAGTCGGGATATATAAGCTTCCATCATATTAAATTCAATTTGCGGACGACCTAATGTCGATAGAACTGCTATATCATCTTCCGTTAAGGTTGATTTATAAACAAATCGCATAAATTGATGGTATCGCTCATAATTTGGTCTAAAATAAACATAAGCCTGCTCTACAGATTCTTTAATTTTTTCCAGTTGTGATGTATGCTTCCTAGCAATATTGGCCATGACTAATTCCTTGTCTGGTATGCCCTTTGTTTTAATAAAATAACGTTATTTTGCCGATTTAATGATGCAACAACGGTTTCTCGTGTATTCGTTGTCTTAGAAGTAAACATAGCCAATGATTTATCTATCATTGCAATTCGAACAGCATCAGAGCAGGTGTCTGCAATGTCATCATGAGCATGACTGTCGTTGTTCGTTATCTTCTTCATATGAGTAACGCACATTTCCGTATGTCCGCCATGAGCAGGTAATGATACTTGTTTGCTCGCAATGTAAGGTTGTATATCAATGAACCGTTGTGATTTACTTCCTGATTTACGAGTCCGTTCAATTTCACGAACTTTAAGTCCTCTCATTCCTTTAAGAATTGAGATCAATGTGACCCCTGTAGATTTCTTTTCAATATAAGCGATTAGAGGAGGGTATTTATGTCGTGCACAATCTTGCCAGAAATCTAAGAATTCAGTTTCTAAATGTTTAGGCTCGACTCGCATTTCGCGACACGCAATCCAATGTAAACCCATAACCCCCGTCTTACGTCCTTGAGTCTCGATGTTATATAATCCCCAAAAAGAAAATACTGTCGCATCATTACGTGGGTCTTCTGTCTCAGCGGTATCGGCTGTAATGAAGGTAATTATAAACTCAGGCTCTTCAGCTAATAATGGGAAGTCCTCGGGCGTAAATAATCCACCACCTGCGGGCTGAGGGTCTTGTTGATGTTGCGCTGCAAAAACATATCGGTCTTTATCTTTTCTTATGAGTAACATTTCTAAAGGAAACGCTTCAGGATAGAGGGCATTTCCAGCCTCATCGAGTGATTTAAGAATTACGTTATCCCACTCATAACCGTCTTCTCCTGCTAAGAAGTAAGCAGGTAAATCTTGTTCGTGTAAACGCTGTCCAATAAATACTATTGGAACATTTATTCCTCGTGGACGTTGTTGGATTGTTTCACGGAAGTTAGTAATAACACTTTCACGAATTAAATCTGAATGGACTTCATCGGGTTTGTGACTGTCATCAATAACAACTGCTCCGCTGAATCTATCCAATCCTGGTAGGCCAGCGTTACGCCCTGTGATAGCACCTGCCGAACCAAAAGCAGCGACTGTTCCTCCTGCTTCTGTTGTAAAGGCATCCTTTGCTTGCGAATCCTCACGTAAATGAACTCCGAATAAAATTTTATATTGAGACAATGACATTAATCGTTTTACGGTATCAGTGTGAGTTGCTGCTAAAGTCTTAGCATAAGAAATATAGAGGAAATTGCAATCAGGCCATCTGGCATAGCACCACGCAATCCAGAAGCTTACGATTACTGATTTACCATGACCCGGAGGAACATTAATTAAAACACGTAATGCTTCCAATCGAGTGCATTTAGTTAATACTCTACAGATTGTGATGAAATGACTTTCTCTACCAATTGGGCGCGAAATAATAAAATCTCTACCAGTTAGTATAGGAAAGAATGCTTGAATGAAAAGTAGTAGCGAACCCTTGAGTTTGGCCGCAAGTTCTGCGTTCTCAAACTTGAGTTTTGTAGCTTTATCCATAAAGGGGCAATCCTTTGCCAGAGTCGCATCATGCGAGCCTTATGAAGATATCAATGTTAAAATAGCACAAATTATATTAAAAACACTACATATTGTGTTAAGTTTTATTCAAAATCGTTAAAGATAGCTATAGAATTAGGCATTACTGTCATCCAAGGTAAAAATTCAACGAATTCCTTTGGAAGTTTTACATTAGTTAAATCGAATGCTCTATGAAACATAGGGGCGATTAAATGAGGTAGCCATCCTGCGAGTCCGCAGCCGATTGGCGTAACCATGTAACAGAGTTCTGGCGTATATGAGGCATAGGAGAGGAATTCTGCGACAAACTTGTTGATGGTGATAAGATCCAATGACCTTCTTGGATTTTCTTTAGTAGGTATTGCATATGATTGACCTTGCAGTCCGATTCCTTGTCCAAGAATTGCTCCGTGATCTTGAAGAGCTGAAAGAGCTGCTCCGCGTTTATGAATTCCTAATAAGTTACTACCGAAGACGAATATTTCTGCCATGTTTTTCCTTAAATACCAATTATTACTAATTGCTACCAAATTGGTAGTTGGGGGGGAATCACGAATCGAACGTGAGTCAACAGAGTCAAAGTCTATTGTTTTACCACTAAACTATACACCAATAATTTGGTCTCCACAGCACGGTTCGAACATGCGACCCCTTGCTCCCAAAGCAAGTGCTCTACCAGACTGAGCTATGCGGAGTTGGCTGTGAAGATAGGACTCGAACCTATGACCCTAAGGTTAACAACCTCATGCTCTACCGACTGAGCTACTTCACAATATTGCCGAAGGATAGAATCGAACTACCGACACGATGCTTACAAGGCACCCGCTCTGCCAACTGAGCTACTTCGGCTTTGTCCATTTCGCAAACTAGAGGACTGCTAGTTTAAAAGGTAGAATTAGAACCCATTGCTCAATCAGTATATTCAAACTTAGTTTAACTGTCTACTCATTGATAAGATATTTATAACGTACCCCACGGTTTTGAGTTGCTGACATAACCAATCCTTCTGGCTTATTAAATCCAGGAGCAGCAATCGAACCCATAACATTTAATCGGCCAATGGCTTTTTCAAGTGTTTTTTCGATCACTGGAACTTTACTAACACATTCAGGAATCGATTCATGCCATACATTGAATAAACTAAATTTGCGCTCAGTCAATCCATAGTTTCGTTGAATTCCTTTACCCCACCATTCACCAAAGTGATAACCTACTCCGAGTATGAGCAATTCTTCTTTGTTCCCAATAACCCACTTACAGAAACCAAAATTGTCTCCTGCTGATGTTTCGTTAAGAATCTTGGAGCGTGATTGGGCGAATATGTCACCATCTTCTGTGATAATAATGCATCCATTAGTTCCATCAATCTTTTCCGTTATAACATAGTTCTCATTCTGCCATCTCGGTATTTTCGGCCAAGCCTGAAATTCTGGTTCCATAATCCATCCCTCTTATAGTTAAATCCTTCATCATCCATTCAAGTACTAAAATTCTTTGTTCTAATCCGTCATTTTCTTTTAAAGCCTTCAGCAACCTATATAACGAATAAACATTAGTAAGAACACTTATTGAAACGCTTAATTGAAGAATTATCTCAATCATTTACGATGCTCCAAAAATGATACTTTTTTGTCAATCGCTTTAGGATCAAATCCAGACAACAATATTTCCAATTCTTCAGCTGTCATTGATTCAACTTCATGCAACATATCTTTCATTTTGAACTTACATTTATCGAGACGCTTATAATATAGGACGAACCCATTTCTATCCCAGAACAAACATTTAATCTTGTCTCGATTGGTATTGTAAAATACATAAATAGAACCATCATGTAAATGAGCGTTTTGTTCTCTTTGAATAAAATTTGATAGTCCGTCTATAGACATTCTAAAATCAACAGGTTTTGAAGCAATAAATATATTTTTATTTTCGTATGGAATAAGCATTATAAATCCTTTAAACATTCAATAATTTTAATAATTTTCATGGAGTCAATATTAGGGGAAATAGATACTTTCACGCCTTTCGTAATAATTATCTCAATGTCATTTTGTTTCTCTACAACTTCTTGTTCTGGTTCCGGTTCTACAATTAGGGTTTTAGGAATTATCCTTTGGATTGAAGCAGGAACAGGATGAAATGTCATCGGTTGATTCTCTTTCTCTTTTCGTTTATTTTCTATAATTTCCAAATATCCTAAATGGGTAACCGTTTCACTTAATACGCTTGGATTTAAATTATTCTCTCTGGCGAATACCGAAGGTCGTATTCCAGATGCTAGATATCTTTTTGCTTCCTCAATCAATTTTTTATATAAAACAGGATCGTTCACTTTCTTGTATAAAATTCGGTAACTCATATTACTGAATTTTTTTTTATCAATACCATGAGTATTACAATATTTAGATCCCGTCATTCCTGTTGTTTTAAATTTCTCAATCTGTAAATGCCAACCCCAAATTTCATCATGGTCTTTCTTTATCATTTGTTAACCTTTCGTAAAAAGCATTCCCCTTGGCTTATAAGTTCTCCGATGGTATCTGCTTGTAAATCCAAACTGCAATCATGAGCCATCATCTTACCGAAGTATTTATCACCGTCCTCATTCGGATAAAGAGTGATGTAAATATTAGGATATTTTTTCGTCCAATAATCCTTGATTTCCTGCAATTCGGTCGCTATCGTCCTTGGCATTATCTTCCTCTTTAGCTTCTAATGATTTGTCACTATAATTGGTTCTAACCCATTCAATGGCTTTACGATGACCTTCTTCAGCTTCTTCCCATGTTGAATATCGCTTCATATAAATTTCATCATAAGAATCTGATTTACCAAATATCATTGTTTCAAATAATAAAGGTTCACCATCACCATAATTATGATCTAATCCAAGCCACACCGTGGAAACTCTAAAACCATCTATTACTTCATCGGCAACGTGTCTTTCCATATTTTCAAATTGGTCACACCATTTCATTACATCACAAGATGTATATGATTTATCTTCATTTAAATAATAATGTACACTCATTTGATATATCCCTAAAAAGTTCTTAAATGTTCAAACATAAATGATTCATGGGAAACCCAAGTACGCGGATCTTTATTGTTGTAATGCCATAACGGAACTGCACATTTTAATCCGCACTGATCTAAATAATGATTGCTTCTCTCAGTCAACGTTTTGATTCGAGATTCCAAATTAAGTTGCTCATCTTTGCTTAATTCAACTTTAGGAGGAACTGCCTTCTTTAAGTTGTCATAAGTAAAATATGAATCTTTCAATACTTTCCCTAACATCTGAACTTTATTGTAAATCCGTAACCATTCATTAATTGAAAAATCCATTGTACAATCCTTA